TCAACAAAGCACAACAATATCACCGGCCGCCACACGCTCGGACAGGAATGTCAGCTTGCCGATCCCTTCCTGCAGAAATCGGCTGAGTTGCTCGATGCACTCGCGCTGGTCATCAGTGAGGCTGAACTCAGCCTCCATGCTTTCCATCAGGTCAAGGCAACACTGGTTGAGGAATCCCACCTCCAGTAACTCCGCCCGGAGCCTACGCCGCAACATCTCGTCCATACCAACATCCCTATCTACTCCGCATATCAGACTGTCGGAACGTGGCAAAAACGTGAACCTCGTCACAACTACCTATTCAGCTAGTGGACTAGGCAACGGGAAGCGGGCCTTGATCTCCTCGACCTTGGCCATCCAGGCAGAGTAGTCCGGTTCCACGCCGGCCTTGATAGCGTCGAACTCGGCCTCGGTCTTGAGCGGGTCACTCTCCAGGCGGTAGGCATTTGCCCGCGCGACGGCTGCGGCATCGTACTCAGCCTGCCAGCGTTCTTGCGCCTGCTGTTCAGCGGTTTTTACCTTGCTCCAGTCGATCATCGCGGTAACTCCACAGGTCCATCGGTATCGATCAGCAACGGCTCAGGGAAACGAGCGGCGGCACTGGCATCATCAGCCAGCGGGAACCGCAGGATCAGCTCCAACTGGCCGGCACGTCGCAGTACAGGACCAGCGAACCACTCCGACCCGATAGCCTCGGCCGGCAACTCTCCGCCCTCCGAGAGCGGTGTGAAGTCGAACGCCTGGCCATTCACGATGAGCACATCGCCATCTCTGCTCAGTGACAGGTGTTCATTGCTGCCGGGGAGCGGCAAATACGGAGAAAGAGTGATGATCATCAGAACCACCTCCCGATGGCGACGACCCTGTTATTCCTAGTCTGAGCGCCTGATGTGAATGATGCCGACGATATGCAGAAGAACCCCACCCCAGCCGTACCCGCGGATGGATTGAAGTAGGTCGCTCCCTGGTTTCTCGCCGACACGCCAGAGTCATAGTCTCCACCAGCACCAGAAGCGGAGACAGCCCCAGCGATGGGGTACGAGGAACTAAAGCTCGCCGGATACGACCAGTTCGCACCGACTGATGAGACCCCAGCGGTGAATGTGAGAGTGTTCGTCCAACAAATCTGCGTCCCATCCGCGAACCGCACATACTCCCCGTTCGCGTTACTCCCGCGATCAATCACCGCACCGGTCGGTACGCCGCTCGACTGCGAAACGGCGCCCAGAATGCTGTCTCGAGAGTACAAAGCCCCAGTTGAACCCAGGGCAGGTCTAACTGCAGCACTCCCAAGCCCAAGGGACGTGCGCGCACCAGCGGCGGTTGCAGCTCCTGTTCCGCCGAGTGCTACCGGCACCGTGTCGCCGTCGGCGAACTCGCGGAGACTGCCGTAGCCGTTGCCGTCGGCCTGGAGTTTCGTCGGGCGTATATCAGCCATTGAACAGCACCTGGATGTTGAGTTGAGCGCCGGCGGCGGTGTACGCCGGCAATTGGCCGTCTGGGTTCATGGCGAGCCGCAACATAGAGCCGTCGGCGAGATACCCAGGAACAGCCGCGGGGATGCGGACGTTCATCGGGTATGCCACCACGACGCCCGCGCCGTTGGTCACGAACTGGTCGTATCCGGTGCTGCGCCGGACGAAGTAGATCGCGTTCGGCTCCAGCACCGCAGGCAACTGCGCGACGACCTTGTGGGTCTGGAGCACAGCCATTACCAGGCCGTCCCATTCCACTCAGCCGGGATCGGCTGGCCGTTGAAGCGCACCAGGCCAGAAGCCTCACCGAACTTGTCCAGCGTCGACTTGTTCGCGTGCGTGTGCGCCTGGGAAACGGCAGTGTCGATCTGCGCCGGCGTCGAGGTCGGCCGCCCGTTGATTGCGTCCCAGTTGAGCTCGACGTCCATCGACTCATACTCGGCCACCTTCAGCCAGGCGCTGGTCGCCGGGTTCCAGGCGTACAGCGCAGCTCCGGACTCGACTGTCGGGTCCGCGCTCGCATCCTGAACCAGAACGAAGATTGCGCCCTCAGGCTCCAGGGCATCGCGTGCAGCGATATCCGCAACGAACAGGATCGGCGCGCCGGTGCCGGGCAAGCTGGCCAACGCATCGTTGATCAGCGCGTTGATCATCGTGCTGTTACCGATCGAGCGCGCCACGCCGGCGCTGTTCGTCAGGTAGGACTCCGAGTAGCTGCCGTTCTCGACGAAGTAGAACGAATCGGGTTCCAGCGTACCCGGCAGGGTTGCCACTTTGAAAAATCGAATCTGGGCCATTTCATCACCAATCAGTCGCGCCCCATTGGGCACCGTCTACGCCATCCCTCCCGGGAGGCCCTTGGTCACCCGCAACAACCACAAGCACATCTGCCGGCGGCGTCACTGTGACCGCGTATTCCTGCATCTCGCTGAGCACAAGCGGCTCGCAATCAACATCGATCGCCAGCGCCCAGGGCTCGGCGGCGTCATCCATCGCACCCTCCCCGCGGCTCACACTGATCGGCCCGCTGTAGTAGCGGTGGACCGTGCCATCCGGGTATGTCACGTCCACGTCGTAGACCGCCGCCGACCATTCCAGCGCCGCGGTAGCCGATGCCGATATCTCGCGCGAGATCGTTCCGGCGCCAGCGAACTCCAGGCCAGAGCCGAGCGACAGCGTCAGCAGCACCGTCCCGCCTGGCTCGGCGCGGATCTGCATCCGCACCTCGGCGCCAGTGAGGTCAACCGGTGGCTGGTAGATCAGTTGCCCGCCAACAGGCGCCAGCCCAACGGCTGACAGCAAGTTGATCTCGATCGTGTCGTCGTCGATGGACGCGACCCGGTGAGGCAGTTGCCGAAGCCGAGCGCGGTTCAGTTCGGGCATGCCCTGGACGCCATCGATCCAGGCTAACCAGGTGTCGGGCAACCCGTGGCCGGGGATGGTCAGCCGGACGGGAGCGGTCGACGCGATCTGGGTGATCGGCCGGTAGACCAGGCTCGGTTGCATGATCCGCATCGTGTCGCGGAACGTCGCCCCTTTTTCAATTCGCAGGGGTACACAGGCCGGCGTCATGCGGCTTCTCCTTGAAGTAGTAGAGGTGGCTAAACCCAACTGGTCAGGTACTGGATGCACTCCGAGCCGCGAGAGAGCTCTCCGGTGACGGGGTTGCAACTGGCTCGCACCCAGCGGTCGGCTGGCTCCCAGAAAAATCCGCGCCGGTACTCATGCGCGGGCTTACTCTTGGTCAGGGTGTCGGTAACCGTTCCAGAGGTCACGCCGCCGAGGCGCACGGCCGGGCCCTGGCGAACGCTGACGGTTGTTGTGGTCTGCCCCTCGGGATAGTCGAACGGATCGCGGATGTGGCAGATGGCTGCGCTGTTGTTGCTCAACGCGGCGAGCCACACCTGATGCTGGTCCTGGTTGGCCAGCATGTTCTCGTCGTTCACAAGCCACTGGTAGGTCACAACGGTGTTGACGATATGCATGCCTGGGGGGAATGTCGTCGTCGGCGGGGTGACCACCGGCCCACCCGTATGGTCTGGGTCGGTATAGGTCGTGACGTCATCCGGCTCCCCCGTACACTTCACCGTCCGAGTGATCTGCAGTCCTGTCCCTGGGATGTAGATCGCCTCGAACTGCTCTGTCAGCACTGTGCTGTCGACAACTGATCCGGAGCCGCTCAACAGCGCAACCTCGCTGCTTCGCTCCGTCGCTGTTCTTGTCGTCACGCCGGGCTCGTTGCGGTACTCCTTAAGTGCATAGTGGCGTCGGTTGTAGCGCGCGGTCTGGATGTTTCCCTGGGCGTCATACCAGGCGGTCAGCAACCCGGAGGTCTGGTTCCATTCCTCTCGATAGAGCGTGGTTTCGATGGGATCGCCCGGCTGACTGCTCTCGTCGGTCACCTGATGAACCGGATTACCGAGCGCGGCCTGGCGATTCTCGATCACGTCTATTGTGACCGTCTGACTGTGATCCGCCTCTGGATCTCGGATATCCGGGGCAATGGTCACCTCGACGAGACCATACAACCCCTGAGGGGCTCCAGACGGGGACGAACCGCTGACCACCGACGTTCCGGGCGGTGGGTCAATCTGCCGCATCCCTTCACCCTGTGTCACCACCACCCCCAGCAGCAACCGATTTCGGTAGACCCCCAGCAGCTTCAGATAGTCCAGCTTGACGGTTTCACCAAAAAACCAGTAGTCGAAGTTGCTCCCGAGCAGATCTTTTACCGCACACTCCGGCTGTCCTGCGCCCTGCCCAACATCCTCAAGCGTTATCTTCTTCCGAAGAGCGTGAATCGTTCCGCCCTTTGTCCAAAAATCGAGGTAGTAGCTGCCCTGCTCCACATTGAGGTAGATATCCACATACAGCGGGCGACGCGGCTCCTCGTCGCTAGACCACCAGAGAGGGAGCCCCCTGAATGGGGCGTCGCCTGTATAGGGCTGCCCCTCGGCCGAGGTCGTCGCGCCGCCGTAGTACAACTGATAGTCGTAGTTGCCTCCGCCTCGAAGGATCGTTCGCCCCCACCACTTCCCGCCCTGCTCCTCGACCTGCGGGTCGTCCTGGTCCGGTAGGCCCATGTCGAACAGATGCGTGTGATTCATCGGCCATTTGCCGTAGTACGCGATCGCTGGGCGCGTCGCCCCGTTCGGCAGGGTGACGTAGCCGGCCAGATCCTTGTTCTGCTGGCGAATCTTTCCGTGCCACGGCCAGCCCATGCGAACGACCTCGCCGTCCCAGGGCATAAGTTGATTCATGCCTTGAACTCCATGCGGCCAATATTCGAGCCGCCATCCTGCATCTCGAAGCTGGTGACGCGCTTGAACACAACGACGACCAGGCCATCGGTGCTCACGATCTCCTCGTCGGCCACCGTGCGCTTCGACTTGTCGGTTTCGGCCAACGGCCAGGACACACCGCCCCGCCGATCTGCTTGCCGGCAGGGTTGTAGTCAGCCCTGCCGCGCGCAGCATCCAGGGCGCCGCGCGGGTCGATCTTGCGCAGCGACCGCGCCTGCCGCTCCGGCTCGATCAGCCGGTTGAGCGCCGCGGTCAGGCCCTGGTCACCGCGGCGCTCCGCTTCAACCCGTTGGCCGCCCGCGCGGCGGATCGCCTCGTTCCTCGCGCCGAGGCCGCGGCGCTCATCTGAAAGAGCCATACGCTATCTCCTACGCGTTCAGCACATCGCTGAACACCAGCATCGACAGGGTGAGTTCGTCAGCATCGAAATAGATGCGCGCCCACACCTCGCCGTTGAGGTCATTTGCATTGATCACGAACCCATACGACTCCTGCGCCGCCCACTGCCTGGAGGTGCCCACGATCGACATACCTCCGGGCAATTCACCCGACGTAACCCTGATTTGCAGTTGTTGCCCGCTCGGAGCCCAGGTTCTGATGTTCAGGTCGAACTGTCGGGATGTGCTGGGATCGATTCCAATTGCGGCGGTGCCAAGCTCGGGAATTGCGAACAGACGGGCCTCAACAAATGAGTGTTGAGGCTCGAGAAGGAACTGGCCGTCGGTATTGACATGCAGCACCTCGCTCGGAGCGCTGCCACCGCCACTACCCAGCTTCACCCAATCGGCACCGCTCGCGGTGCCCTTCGCCATGTATAGCGCGCCGTTGTTCGTGTTCACGTAGTGAGCGCCGATGCTGGGGGGCGGATCGAGCGGCTCCCCGGCGCCGGACAGGACGTGCGTAACAGTTGCCATCAAATGTTCTCCATGATCAGGTTGTTGCCGGCGTCGTCGACCAACGTTGCGCCGGTTTCGTCGACAAGGGTGCCGCCAGACGCCCCGGACTCCAGAGCCTGGATGCGCGCCTGGAGCGTCATGAGGTCGCCAGCCGTGACGGCGGCATAGATCGCCGTTCCCGCCGGCCAATTGCCGCCGGTGGTGCCTTCCTGGGCGCGCTCGATCGTCACCACCCCACCGGCGCTGGCGGTTGCTTTCACGATTTCATGCTGCACACCGGCGTCATCTGCGAGCGTCAACAGCACCCAGCTTCCTCCGGATAACGGCAGCAGCGCGGCGGCAGCATCAGGCACCGTCAGGCTTAACGCGCCAGGCGAAAGGCCGGCGCTCAGCGTCGTCTTCCAGTTGTTGATCCAGGCTCTCGCCATCGCTACATCTCCAGTACGTCATCAGGTACAGCTACCCGGTAAGTGGCTGCGATCTCCGGCGCATGCTCGTCTCGGTAGTTCGCCGGTATCTCTGGCGATGTCACAATAAAGCGCCTCGGGAACAGTTCAGCGCCGGGATCGCGATTGCTCCAGTTACCTGAGAAACCATCCGCCTCATCGTCATACGCGGGACCGCCGTTTCGTCCTCCGAGCTGCGTCGAGAGTTGGCCGCCACCCGACGGCGGACTGACGGGATCCGCCGAGCCAGCCGGCGGAACAAGGGGGTCTGCTGCGCCACCGCCGCCTCGCATCACCGCGATAGAGATCGTGGTCAGGGCGCTTCCGGATGCAAGATCGAGCCGGTCGACAATGCGTCGACACTTGCCCACCGCGCGCGCGCCCTGATCATCTAGTCGGATCGTATGCACCAGGTCGATCGGTAGAACCATGCTGGTGGGCACGTCCCACGTCACAGTCGTCCCGCGGTGTGCGGAGATGAGCGTCGTTGCTCCCTGAGCGAGCAGGCAGTTCAGCGCAGCCAATCGCCGGCTGTCGTCCTTTTCATCGCTATGGCCTGTGTTGCCGCCCGTGATGGGGTCGCTTTCCCAGCGCTCGGCCCTGTCCGACTCGATCTCGAACGAGGCGCGCTGCCGACCGACAATCGGGCCGGTCGCCGCCACGCTCGGCTGAACTTCCATGACCAACCGGTAGCTCTCTGTGACGGACTGCACCCAGCGCCGGCCAGCAATCCAATTTCCGCCGAGCAGCAATTCGGTGAAGTTGTTGACCCATGCCGCCGGCGGGTTGCAGTACACGCCTGTCGGTGGCAGCGGGTACCACGTTGCATAGAACAGAGTTTGTCCTTTGCTTTCCGTGGCAGTTGTAATCATCTCGACATCTGGCAGTTCGGTGTCGTCATGACGCCAGTTGCAGAACCCCGCCTCACCAACGGCATTGCCAGTTCCCGGGTGCTGCCAACCATACGAGGCGTTCAACTGCCAGAGCCGGCTGAATCGGTAGTCGCACTCGATCTCGACCCTGTTCGTCTGCGAACTCAGGTCGGCCAGCTCGACTGCAAGCGTTCCGTACACCGTAGAGCCTGGGCCGAACTCGAAGGCAGGCGCCACAGCAAGCCATGATGTGACGCGGAGAGCACCATATGGCGAGCAGTCCAAGCTCCCGGTGACGCTGGTCAAACGCTCCTGGGCGTAGTCCCACCGCGAGCGTCCATCGACCGGCTCGAACACATCTGCGGACCAGGCGCCGCCGACCAGGGCGTCGACGGCCGCAATCTCCATGGCCTCTACACGCTGCTGCAACTGGTCCGTGCAACTGACGTCCAAGACGCGCCGAACAGGATTCCAGGCTGGCTGTGTAACTCTCCCCGTAAACCGTCGCCCCTGACTCAGTTCACCCGCGGTCTCCGTTGCGTAGTCGATGGTTACGGTTCGACCGATCCAGTCCGTAGGGACAACAGGTCCGTCGCCGAGATAGATCGAAAAGGACGCGACGCCAGCCGCCCCCTCTTCACGATCGACCTCGATCTCCCCGGTCAGGAGCGGCGTAACGTCGTCATCGCCAACGCGCACGATTGGGCGCCATGTGAAAGCGTAGCCAGGGATGATCGGCTCAGGACCAGGCACAGCGGAGTGAGCGGCCGAGTTCAGCTCAGCGCTATTGAGCGGTCCACCGTTAAGCATCAGATTTCCTCAGCGACAATTTGCCAGGTCCGGCTGTTGTTCGAAGAATCAAGCGCTTCAGGAGGGATGGATGCGAAGACGTGGAACAGCGGCCACCACTCGACGCGGTAGAGTTGCGCGCCTGGGATCTCCGACACAGTTACCACCTGGCCGACGGACGACACGTCCGTTCTGACCCACTCACGACCGACCAGCGCCAGCCCCCACGGACTGGCATCGGGGCGAACCTCTCCAGGGATTGTGAATACTCGGTCGACGGCAGTGCGGCCGGAAATGCCAAGCGACGCATTGCATCGCAGCTCCAACGGGTTGTCGAAGTCGAGTCCAAGCATCCCCGTGCCGATCCATCCTGAACCGCTGATGGTGATCGCTGTCTTGCGCCAGTGCGTCATCTGTACTGCCGCACCTCCGCTGAGCCTCAATCGCTCGACGCCGCCATCTACAGCTTGGTACTGACACTGAGGGGCGCCGCCGTGTATCACGATCGGTACGCCCCCAGCATCACGTTCGGAATGATCATTCCCAACTCCATAAAAAAGCCCGCGCTAGGCGGGCTCGGTCATTTTGGGCGTGTCCGCCCGAACTTCGAGGCGGCCTTGCGTATATCTCGGAGCGTGTCGTGTGTCCCGAAAACGGTGAAACCGGCATCGTCTCCGCCCAGGTTGAGGGTCAGCGAACCCAGGTTTTGCATGGCGGCCGGCGGACTCGCCTGCTGAAGCGCCGCGGTCGGAATCTCGGGTATCTCGGGGAGAGTTCGTTGATACCTCTGCGACATCTGCAGCGACTGCACCGCGTTGAAGATGCGCTCTCCTCCGCGCATCATCATCAACTCCGGCCCACGCTCCCCAACCCAAGCCATGCCAGGGGGAGCGCTCTGCGTACCAGTGGCAAACCCGGGTATCTTGGGGGTGATGCTGGGCACGCCCGGCAAGCCCATCTCCGGAGGCGGAACCAGCGTGATAGGTATCACGAGCTGCTCAGCCAGTCCGGCGGCGATGTCGGCGACCTGCTGCTTCAAGGTCTCCGCGCTTTCGAAGTCCATTCCGAACGATACCTCGACGTTTTGCACAGCCGCGATGCGCTCCTCGAGGTCGGCCAGGTTCAGGCGGTTGACGTCATCCGCAGCCTTGGCATTACCAGCCTCGACCTCTGCGGCCTTGTTGGCGATGCGCTCCACCTCCTTGGCCACGCCTTCGAAGCCGTAGCTGTTCGCGCCAGCGTCCTTCAGTTGCTGAAGGATCTGAAGCGCGCGGCGCGCCTCCTCGATCGCCTTTTGGTTGTTGCCAGCGGTCAGGGCGTTGCGAGCCGAGGCCTGGGCCGCAGTGGCATCACCGAAGGTCTGCGTTCCGGAGGTGGGCGTCGCCTGGATGCCCTTCACCAGATCGGCAAACTCCTTGCGGACATCTGCCTGGCGCGAAAGCGCGTCGTTGAGGTTCTTGGTGGACTGCTCAAGGAGGGCCTTGGTCCGCACAACCTCAGATTGGAGGTCGGCGACATTCTGATCCCGAGCCCGCTTCAGAGCATCGTTCTGTCGCTTCACGATCTGCTCTTGGCGCGCCTTCTCGGCGGCGAGGGTGGCTGTGAGGCTGCCCTCCCCCTTTTTCACCAGCGTATTCGCCGTGTTGATGTTCTTGGCAACATCGTTCAACTGGTTCGCAACCCAGTCGACGACGCCTGTTTCCTTCGCGCGACGTCCCCAGTATTTCTGGGTTTCGGAAAAGATCCGGTTCAGCCCCGCACCAATCTCCGGGGCAAATGACGCCATCTCCTCGCGGAGCTTCGGCAGTTCCTTCCGCAGCGCGATAACGATCTGCTCCGAGGTGAGCTCACCGGCGGCAGCCATCTCGCGAAGCCGGCCGACAGTCACCCCGAAGGAGTCCGCCAGGGCGCCAGCAATGCGATCCGAGGACTCCAGAACGGTATTGAACTCTTCGCCCCGCAGAACACCACTGGCGATGGCCTGGGAGAACTGGGTAATGACCGAGGCCGACTCCTCGGCAGATGCCCCACCGATTTTCAGGCCGAGCGACACCGCCTCTACGGTTTCGAGGGCGGCTCGCTGATCCATGCCCGCATCCCGAAGCGGGCGCTGCAACCGCGAATAAAGGCCGATGAGGTCGCCGACATCGCCCTGGACATCATCCGCGATACGGTCGAGTTCGATCTGCGCGGTGTTGAATTCTTCCTGCGAGCGGGTCGCCAGGCGAAGCCGGGAATCGAGCCGGCCAACAGTATCGGCGCCGTTCGCTAGCTTCGCCGTTGCAGCACCTACTGCGGCTGCGAGACCCGCAACCGCCAGCGCTGGACCGCTCCCACGTAGAGAGCCGATGCTCGACAGCCGCGAGCCGGCACCAAGCGAGTTGAGTTCGCTCTTGGTCTCCGCGATCTGCTTTTTGAGCGCCCGCTGCGCAACGGCAAGTTCCCTTGTGGACAGCGTTCCGCTCGACCGAAGCAAGCGATATTGCTGGTTCAACTGCCCGATAGCAGCCTGCAGTTCGCGCACCCTGGCGACTCCCAGGGTGCTACGCGCTTGCTCCAAGTTGAAGCGGCGCTGCTCTATCGCGCTCTGCTTGATCGCTGCGGCCTGTTGCCGGAGGCTGGTGGTGGCCGCATCATTCCGGCCCGCCTGGAGGTTTCGATCCAGTTCACGCTGGAGCCGCTGCCGTTCGGATGTCAGGCTCCTCGTATCCAGACCGGCCTGCTTCAACTCCCGGCGCATCGCTCCGAGCTTGGCTACCTGGACGGTCTCTGCCCGCTCCAGGCTTCGCAGGTCCGAAATGGAGTCCCGGTAAGCCTGCTGCAATTCGCGACTCGGCCTGATCGTCGATGCCAGCTCGTTGCCGAGCGTGCGGATCTGCTCGCGCGCCGAGCGCGCCTGGCGTTGCGTGTCCTCGAGGGTGCTTTCGAGAGCAGTGAAATCGTTTAAACGCTTGAGAGGTTGCGCGACCTGCCTGACCAGTTCGGCATATTCCTTGCGGAAACCTGACACCTCGCGCAGCGCATCATCGAGGTCAGCAGTCAGCCGGATCTTTACGTCAGCCATTTCATTCAGCCTTCAGCGCGGTCAAGAACAGTGACCAGGGATATTCAAGGACGTGGTGATGGCCAAGCCTCACCAGAACGCAAATGGCGCGCTCCAAACTCCTTATGGCTTGTCGTGGAGTTTCGAGAGACGGCCCAGCATTCCGAAAAAATGCGGGTTCACCTCTTTACATGCATCCCGCAACTTGGCGAGTTGGCTAGGCCGGAGATCGTTAATTTGGCTCTTCGTAACCGACGTCATCAGGCACAGATCGGAAAGCCTGATATCTTCGAAGAGGACATTGTTGACGAGGTCTTGATCGCTGACCTCTTGCATTAGCTTTCGAACATCCGCAACGCTAAGTTCCCGCACGGTCAACTCAACGCCATCAATATCTACAACTCTACTTGCAGTAAAGCTGGACATTTCAACCCTCCAGAAAGCACAAACCCCGCCGAATGGCGGGCTGTTTAAAAAGCGTTATATCGGCTAGTTCTTGTGGCCCGATTGGTATGAACCCTGGACGCATCCGTTACGATCAAACGAAACGGTCGTCTGGTCAACATACTTGTCATTCCAGTAGGTGACAGCACCCGCGCCGGCGGTACTGCCGTTGCGGTTCACCTTCCCGTAGATGCTTTCCACGTCCTCCCTGGACATTCCAGGAACGACCTTGCCCTGGACCTTGGCCTTGCGAAGGTCACGCTCAGAGAGTCCTGTGGAACACGTAGGGCTTGGCGACGAACCACCGACGACGATCACTCCGCTGCCGACCTGGTGACTACCTCTATAGGTACGACCTGATGGCTGCTTGGGCTTGGCCATGACAGCCGAGGCACCTGACCCGCTTGGGCGCTGGTTGGTGGCAGAAACCACATCGTTCAGCGATTGGTTGTCAGGGCAATTCTGCTGGGTAAAAGTGACTTTTCCGTCAGGGCCCACGCACTTAAAGACCGTCGCCCCACTGGCAGAACTGACCGCAAGAAGCAAGGCGAGAACGGGAAAAATCCGTGTCATAAGCGACTCTCCATTGGAACCGCTTCACACTTTAGCATCAACAGGCCATTACCAAGAACACAAGCCGGCGATCAGGTTGGTTTCTTGGCGCACTTAGGGTCTTTAGGATCTTTCTCAGTGCAGTTCCAGCCAGACGGCTTGAACGTCACCCGCCAAGCAGCCTTGTCCAGCTCTTCACCACCGAAGAAACCAGAGTCGTAATACTCCCCCGCCGGGGCAGGCACCGCGGGTGCGCTCCCATTGGATACGAATCGCACACACCCAGACTCCATAGACCCTTTCCACGCTCCAACTGGATGGATGTTTTTATACTTACTTTCCTTAAGCAAAACAGTCTTACCAGAATCAGTGCGGACGATATATCCGTCAGTCCACCCTCCACTTTCTGCACAGACTTCGACAGTTGTCTTTTTTGACAGCGCATAGGACCTGGCAAATTCCAGGTGCTGGAGAAAAACTTCTTTGCCGGCTAGATGGTTGTTCCCCTCCTGCATAGCCTTAAAGCTCGGAACGGCCATGAATGCCAAAACGGCCAAGAGTACGACCACAACCATCAACTCGATAAGGGAAAATCCGCGCGACCTAGAGTACATTTCAACCCCTCCCTAAATGGCGCAACTGTAGCACCACGCGGGCGAGCCCACATCCGGCGTCCCTGCCGGGCATGAACGGCGTCACACCGTCGCCAGTTCCTTCTTGATGTTGAAGTACTTCGACTTTCCAGCACCGACCTTGGTTGGGTCCATCAGCACCTTGGCAGTGGCCTCGGCGGCCAGGAAGTCTTCGGTGTTGATCCAATCCTGCTGGCTCGACGGGTTCAAGCGGCAGAGGAAGTAGCGCGCCTGGATGCGGCGCTGGGTACCAGCGGCGTTCTCGCCCTCGAAGAGGAACTCGAACGTCTTGCCGCTGTTGGTCAGCGCCTCGATCACATCGACGGTGGCGGACTTGTAGGTCACCTTGATCGGTGTGGCCGCAGAGATCGCACCCCCTTCAACGATTTCGAGGCCAGCTCCGGTCATGTTCCAGTCGTCGAACTCTTCGTAGGTAGTGGTGCCGTCATCGCTCTTCACGCTGGTGATCTCCAGCGGCATGAAGTCGAGCGCGATCGTGCCTCCCGGAACGGCGGTGTGCGCTTCGTCGGTGTGGGTGGCAGAGGGAACGTTGGTGGCGTCGCCCCACATCAGGGCCGCCAGCATCGAGGTATGCAGTTCGCGGAAGTTGATCCCCAGGCCGACCGAGGAGATGCGCGATACCGAGTCGTACTCGCCGCCCTGCGGAGTGGTGGTGTCGGGTAGCGTGATCTCACTGCTCTCGATGGTCTGCTGAATGGTGGATACCAGACCTACCTTCTTGAAAGGCCCTGTAGTCCCTGCCTCGCGTGCCTTAAGCCAGCCGCCGATCACGTACGTCTCTTTCTCGATAGCCATATCAGGCCTCCTTCTTGATCACGCCTTCGCGGCGCAGGAATTCAACCTGGTCAGGGCTGACGTTGATCTTTTCGCCGGCCGCCTTCTCCTCGCCCTGGTGCCAATGCACCGTGGCCAGGGTGACCTCGACGGCTTTGTTCAGTGCAGCCGGAGGCGCGGCGTCGACCGTGGCCGGCACCTGGGGATCGCTCTTCATGGGTTACCCCTCGATGATGGTTTTCAGATAGACAGGGATTCGAATCACGGCAGCGGCCACTCCATCACCCGGCGGGTACGGCTCAGGCGCCCCCAACGCAAGCCCGGTAATGCCGCGCTCTCGGGGCAGCCAGCGCAGGAACTGCCCCTTGGGGGCAGGCATCAGGCACGCCAGAAGGTCTAGCTGTAGATCCTCCAGGGCCTCTTCATAGTGGTCATACCCGCCTTGCACCGCGCCTACCACGTCGAAGCCGCGATGGAAGCGAACGCCGGCGTCGAGATGCTCAGGCGGCTGCTCCTTGCCGGGCTGGACGACAATCAGCGGAAAGCCCTCGTGCCGTTCCTTGACCAGTTCGTTAAACCACCCGGAGAGCACACGAGTGCCAGCGTCTGTCCGGTATCCCTGGTTTGGCGTGATGGTTTGCAGGCGCGCCAGCAAGGCCAAGCGGCCGATCGTGAGCACGTTCGGCTTCATGCTTCCTCCTCGATCGTTGCTGCCGTCAGCAACCAACCGTCGTTCGCAATGAGCTTTTCCACGAGATAGCGCGACGACCCGATGACGAAGAGGTCGCCACGCGATGCCGTGGGAACGTCCTTCGCCAGCCAACTGATCCCAACCTTGTCCGTGATGAAAACCCCATCAGGTCCCTCGTAGGTGAGGTTTCGGTCGACCTGCAGCGGTATCCCCCTGATCGGGGGACGACCGATGCCGCGGAACTCGCCCACGGCATCAGATAACCGCTGTTGCCCACGTTCGTGGAGCCGTTGGATCAGCCGGCCAAAACGGCCCGGCGCGCTCATTGCTGGATCAGCATCGCCGACGCGAAGCCGTCAACGGTGGGCTCGGTGATCTTGCCGAACGCCACCGAGTCGGCAGTGGCAGCAGCTACCAGTTCCCCATCGAGCACGCTGCACTTGGCACCCTGGGTCAGGCCAGCGGCAGCAGGCAGGCTCCAGACGCCGCCAGTTTTTCCGGCGAACGGCTCGCCCGCGGCGGCATCTACCAGCGGCACCACCACCAGGTCTCCGATCACCGCCGGCACGCCAGATTGAACGCCGCCAGCAGGCGCGATGAGAGTCAGGACGTTGCCGTCCTCCACATAGTTCTTCGCCATGGTTGATTCTCCTAATGGCAGAAACAGAAAGCCCCGCTAGATGCGGGGCTCGGGAGTTGGCACCGATCAGGCGCCGTTGGATTTCTGCAGGCCACGGAAGTCCAGCGGCGCCACGCCGGCGTCGATGCGGACCTTGCTGGCCACGCCGTCGACAGTGAAGCCTTCCTGTTGCTCCAGGTACGGAGTATCGACGCCGTCCAGGTAGGCCACCTCGATGGTGTCAGAGCCTTTCTTGGCAGCCATGTACCAGGCGGTCGCCGAGGAATCGTCCAGGCGCGGCTCGCCGATCACCTGCGCGAATGCGCGAATCGGGTTGACGATGCCGCTATTGACGTCGGCGCCCGGCACGGACTCGGAGTTGATGATCTGGTTGGCCTTGTCCTCGAGTGCCACCGGAGTCAGAACGAAGCCCGGACGGATGTTCAGGGTGCGCCCCTTGCCCTTCTCTACCTGGGCTTTCTGGGTGGCCATCTGGGTCTTGGCCTTGCTCAGGCTGTCGATGGAAAGCGCCGAAGCCGCGCCAGTGAGCAGGTTGCTGTGGTCGGCATGGAACAGAGCCTTGCCATCGCTCATCGCCGGGTTACCGGTCAGAACCGCATAGACCAGGTCGCCGATGGTGGCCTTGGCAGCCTGGCCCAGCTTGAACGGGATATCCGAGAGCATCTGCAGGTCGTCGTTGATGATCGCCTGACGAGTGATGCTGAACAGCTCTCCGTAGGTGGCCAGGATGATCTGCTCGCCGCGCTCGCCGAGGGTGACGTACTTGTACTCGGCGCCCTCACGCACCTGACGCAGCGAGGAAAACTCGCCCAGCCCGACGCGGCGCGCCGGCTTGAAGTCAGTGAGAATGCCGGACTTGGTCCACAGCGGGAAGGTTTCTTCGGCCTCTTCCCAGCCAGCCAGCACCGACTTGTTGGCGACATCCAGAAGGATCAGGCCGAAGTCGCTGGAAGTGTGGGTGAAAGCCAAGCCGACCATTTGCGGCGCGTTGAGCGAGGCCACACCGATCCCACGATCGACCAGCGAGGCGCGAGCCAGTTCGCGGAGCGTCATGCCGTTGTACGCGTTGTCAGCCTGGCGCTCGCCTCGACCGATGCGGGCCAGCACGCTCGCGCGCACCGAGTCACCCACCAGGTTGCCGTTGCCGGCATGGATGTGGGCCCCGCCACTCAGGGCGGCAGCCGGCTGGGTGTCGGCGCCAATGGCAGCCAGCAGCTTCTCGCGCGCCTGGTCGACGGTGATGTTCATGTCGTTCAAGCAAGTGGCGAGCAGTTCGGCGTGCCCGGTGGAAAACGCGCCGAAGGCAGCAGTGATTGCGCTGCGGCGACCAGATTCCTCGGCGAGGATGCGGGCGCGAATATCGGCCTCGGTTGGGGCAGCGGCCGCGGGAGCCGCCGGCGCGGCCGGTGCCGGAGTCGGCGCGGGAGTGTTGGCCGGCGCGGCGGGGGTCTGGGCGCGCGGGGCCAGTAGAGTTTTCAGAGCTTCGGGCATGTGGGCGAACTCCTGCATGCGTTTGGAGGAAAGGTGAGCGGCCGCTCGCAGCGGCTCAGTGAGCTGGTCGGCGAAGCCGGCAGCGACGGCCTCTCGGCCATTCATCCAGGTCTCCTCCTTGAGGAGCGCCTTGATGTCGTCGGCGGACTTCCCGGTCTTGTTGGCATAGGCCATGACCAGGGTGTCCTCGACCTTGTCGAGCAGTTCGGCATAGCGGCGCATGTCGTCCGCATCGCCGCCCTGGATGCCCCAGGGCTTATGCACCATCATCATGGCGTTCTCGGGCATGTAGATGGTGTCGCCGGCCATGGCGATGACCGAGGCCATCGAGGCAGCCAAGCCATCGATGTACACGTCGACGCTGGCCGGGTGGTTGCGCAGTAGGTTATAGATCGCCGTCCCCTCGAAGACGTCGCCGCCCGGGGAGTGGATGTGCAGGTTGATCTTGGTCAGGTCGCCCATTGCCTTGAGGTCTCGAGCGAACTGCAGCGCGGTGATTCCCCAGACGCCGATCTCGTCGTACAACAACACCTCGGCGACGCCGCGACCGGCAGCCTTAATGCTGTACCAGGACTCATGCGGGGCGTTGGCCTCAGTCAGCGCCGCCGCCATCGGCAGCATCAGGCTTTTATGGATCAGGGTTTGATGGCTGCCCATCGGCGCCTCCATTGTTGCTCTCGTTGGGGAAATCCGGGCCAGGCACGGGTAGGCCGGCGCCGTATCTGTTGACGAGTTCGCGAGCCTCGTCGGCGGTAAGCATCTTCCCGACGCCCAGGTACACCTTCTGCACCGCCTCAACTGGGTCCATCCCGGACTTGACGAATTGGTGGTAGGCATCCGAACTGAAGACCAGGCCGGCCTCCCGGTTCGCCTTGATCTCCGTCTCACGCGACTTCTTCAGCTCGCGCGGATCTCGACCACGGGCGCGGGCAACTTCCGCCTCATCGGCGAAGCCAGCCTTGACCAGCAACTCCCATGCGTTGGCCTCATGCATCGGGTTAATCCATGGCATGACCGGCCCCTGGTAGACCGCCGCGTAGAGAGTGCGGTGATCAACATCGGCGGGCAGGCGTTCCTTCCGAGCCAACAGGTACATCTGCAGCCAGGCCCGATAGACCGGCCGGCACCAGTAGTCGATGAACTCGTGCTGCAGCAGGTCGTAGCCCAGCCAGCCCTCGACCAGTTCCTGGCGCTGCGCCGAGTAGGTGCCGTCGTAGGCCCTAGACACCGAGGAGTAGGTGCTGCGGGTGCCGGCCCCGATCATCCGCAGCTGGCCGTTGCGGAAACCTTCAAGGAAGGGGTTCGGCCGGTTGCTCTCGATCATCCCAACGTCTTCGCCTGGCTCGAGGTCGTCGAAGACCATGCCGGGGGCGATGGGGATCGTTCGGTTCTTCCGGTCCTTCCCGGGCTCCGCCGTGTAGCTGTCGGGGTTGCCCTTCTTGATATACATCGCCAGGGCAGCACTGATGCGCGCCGCCACCCGCTCGCTCTCCTCGTAGTCCTTCAAGTCGGCAAGGCGGATAAGCACTGCGTGCAACATCGGCACGCCTCGGTTCTGGCCGATCCGCTTGCGGTAGGCGATGTGGATGATCCGTTCCGCTTCGACGCGCTTCACCGCCAGGCTGCCGCCCAGCGTCTGCAGGTTGCCGGGGTGATCCTTGAGGAGGTGATAGGCCCTTTTCCGGCGCCAGGTGTCACGCTCGATACCCTGAACAATACCCTTCGACAGGTTGTTGTAGCTGAAGGGCAAGTAGTCGGGCTCCAGCAGTTCCAGGGCGAAAGGCACCGACGTGGCGAACGTGTAGCTCGGGACTCGTCCCATCAGCTTCTGCGCCAATCCCTCGCCATCGCGCAGCCAGGTTCGGCACATCAGACGCTCTACCTGGGGCCTCGTCAGCTCACCAGAGGTCTCCGGCGAGAGTGACCACTCGGCCCACGCGCTGCGGATCTCCATGGCCAACTCAGCATGCACCGAGCCATCCAGGCGCAGCGGCAGCGGTTCCACGCCGATACCACTGCCGCCCACCACCCTCTCCTCGAGGCGATCGAGCAGGCCGGTAACCAGATCGTGATCTTCGTCCAGTTTCCGGCACTGCTCTCGCATAGAGACCGCAGACTTCTGTAGCGAGGTGTCGGCGCCCAGCGGCTGACGCTTGGCCTTGTGGGTTCGCCCTGGCCTGGCAGCCTCATACGCCTGGATTGCCTCGCGAGCGGCCAAGCGCCGAGCCACCAGCTCGGGGGCCAAGGGTTCCAGTAGTCGATCGATCAGGTTCATCAGCAGAACTCCGCCAGTGCCGGGCCAGGACGGCGACCGGCGGCGCGGTCCCGCTCTGCGGCTGCGCGGCGCTCCCACTCCTGGCGTCCGGCGCGGATCTTCTCGATATCCTCCATGGTGTGGGTGCGTCCGTTGAAGATCACTGTCCGCCCTTCCAGCACGGCGGCCTCGGCCTCCAGGTATTTGTCGAGCATCTGCTGCGCTGTCAGAGCCATGGTCCGCTTCCAGTGTTGAGCCAGCCCTGGGAGGTGCTGGCATGGTTATCGTTCGAAGGTTGCTGTTGGGCGACCGGCTCCGGCACGGGATCAACGCGCACGCGCTCCAGCTGGTCGAGGTCGAGGCCGAAGCGTTGCTGGCTGATGCGCAGCGCGGCAAGGGCGTAAACGAAGCAATCCAACGCCTCGTTTCGCCGCCCGCCGGAATCCCAGCGCAGGACGCGAACACCCTTCGCCATCACCGGCTTCTTCTTCTCGGCGGTGATCTGCTTCAGTTCGTCTTCGTCGCAGATGTCGCTGTCGATCGGGAAGTGCACACAGCCCGGCGTCGGTTGCCACGGGATGGGCGCATCAATGCGCAGGCGGCTGTAGATCAGCTCCTTCGCGTTATCGGTGCCCAGTTCGGTCTTGTAGACCTTGCGCTTGCGGCGCTTCGGGAAGTTGGCGATTGGCTTGCCGTATGTGCTGGCCCCGAAAGTCGGAACCACCCAGTGCACGCCATGCTTGATGCTCTCGGCCTCTACCTCATCGGCATAGTGGCCGCCAGCATCCCAGCACCAACGCTCGACACGCATTGGAACGCCATCAGCGCGAGTGAACTGCCGATGAATTTCCAAGCCCACCTTGCGCCGCAATTCCTCACTGGCCGGATCGCCGGTCAGAATGAAACGGTGAACAAGCCATGCCTCCTCGCCAAGACCGAAAGCCCAAACGCGGCCCTCGTAGCGGTCATCCTGGGTGTCGATTCCACCCATCAGAACAAGCGCTTGCGGCGGCACCTTCGGGTAGTTCTCGCGGCGAGCGTAGAGCGTCTGCCACTCCACGCGGTCGCCCTGCTCCTCTTCCCACACCTCGCCGCGCGTGGTGTTGATGAAGGTGATTAGCTTCTCGCGGTCGCCCTTGACCTTGAGCCACTCGTCAACCAGCGACACCCAGGTCGTCCAGGTGCTGTAGATCGCCCAGCAGTAGAAGCTGACCGAGCGCGGCGTGCGGATCGGCTCGTTGTTCGGGCCGAACCAGTCGATGCTGTCGCGCGTCCAGATGCCGGTCTCGTCGCAGATCCAGCGGCCTTTAGCCTGGGCCACCACCATGTCGCGGTGTTCAAAACAGGCTGCACAGTGCTCGCAGACGTACCAGGCGCGCTCGGCCTCACCCAGTTCGTTCTTTTCCCACTTCAGGCCGAACTCACAATCCTTGCCGCCAAACTTCAGGTGCTGCTCCCGCTGACAATGCGGGCAAGCAATATGCAGGCGCAGCCGGTGCGGAGACTCTTCCGCCGCCTTGGTGATCTGGCAAGCGCCAGCGACCCCAGGCGTCGATCCCCGGATAGATTTCGGGTAGACCGCACCGTCCAGGCGCTTGTCACCCAGGAATGTCGGCGAGCCTTCGCCCTCGACGTCGGCGTCGAACTTCGACAGCTCGTCGTAGATAACCTCGTCGGGGGACTTCTCCCGGTAGTTCCGGGAGGCCTTGCCGCCGCGAATCCAGAGGTTGCGTCGGTTCGCGAACACCTTGTTGTCCAAGGTGTTATCGCTGTGCTTCCGACCGAACCAAGGCGCCAGTTCAAGCATGACCGGAACGTCGCGGATCAGGCCGTTGACGTGGCTCTTGCTGATATCCTCGGCGTCCGGGTCGGTCGGACTCCACATCATCACGTTGCGGCGCTTGTGCTGGATCTTGTAGCCGATGTTGGCCAGCAACAGCTTCGTGTAACCGATCCGGGCCGACTTCACGAAGTTGACCACTCGAATCAGGTCGTTGCCCATCGCGTTCAGGATCGCGACCTGGAATGGCGCAGTCTTCCAGCGGCCCTCGTTGTAAGAGGACTCGGCCGACATGTAGAAATGCTTGTCGGCCCACTCCACCGCCGTCATCGGCGGCTCTTTGAACATTCCCTGCAAACCCAGCTTGACCGCAGTGCGCAGATCACTGATCCAGGGTTGCAAGGTACTCATCAAGGATTCCCGGGATGTCGTCGCTGAACTCAGCGGAAAGGTTTCGCGCCAAGGCGATCTCCCGCTCGAAGGACTCCATCACCAAGGGATCAGCATCCGGGTGGCGGCGACTGACCGTTTTGCAGACGGTCTCCAGCGCCGAGCCGATCTTGGCGGCGATTTTCGCCAAGGCGAAAGTGGCGAACGGGACCGGGACCAGGAGTTTGTCCTGGACCTGGTTTTTCTGCTCTTGGGCGTAGGCCTGGGCCTTGGTGAGGCGGAGTCGCTCCTGTGTCAGCTTGGCTTCAGCGTAGGGATCGAGACCTTCCGGTAGCTCCCCTCAGGTTGTTGTTTCCGAGCGGCGTGATGGATGCGGTTTTCGACCACATCCGCCACCGTGTAAAAGGCCTCTCGACCTATTCGCTCGATTGGTTGAACGCCCCATTTATCAAAGGCTTGCGGAGAAATCCCGAGGCTCGCGGCCATCTCGGACTTGTTCAACCATCCGCGCTGCTTGGTTGTTTCGTTTTTGCTCATGACTAAACAACAACCAACCTCCGAAAAAAGGTCATACATATTTGGCGCGCGGGGCTCGAATTACCCTCTGACGGGGGCACCCCGGGGAGGACCCGCGACGCACCACTTTGGTGCATCAGTCAGCGCCTCGCAGCGAACCGAGCAGCAACGCCGCGCATCGCCACCTCGAACTCGCGTGGCAGGTTCTCGTCGGCGTACTGCTGCGCGATCTCGAAGAAGCTCAGCCGGCGGCGGTACGAAGGGCGAGACACGAAGGCCATGATGACCGAGACAGCATCCCGGCCTCGGCCTGTGCGCTCGGCAATGCCTATGGGCTGGCCCTTACGGGTCATGACGAAGTAGCGGCGAGCATTACCCTTCGCCCTGCTCCGTCTGCTATCGGTCGCGTTCGCGTTGTACCCGGCCTGGCTGAAGCCGCGGATGCCGCTCAATGCCTTGGTGACCTGGCCACGCCTGATGTTCCCGTAGCGATCCAGGTCCGCGCCGGCGCCGGGCACCACGTACTTGCCTTCGGGCAGTATCCCCTTGGCCCTGAGCTGAAGTTCGGCCGGCTTGTTCCGACGCGGGCCACCGTAGACCTCGGGGGCAATCCACACCGATGCAGGCTGCGCACCGTCCGCTTCGTCCTTGAACCAAACCCGCGCTTCCAGCCGGTCTTTCCTGGCTGGCACCATGCGCAGGCTGTTCAGGGTGTACGGGGTCGGGCGGTCGAACACGACACGCATCTCATCGCGCAATCGATCCATCAGGCCCTGCGCGGTCCGCGTAAGCGCAGTGGCTGTCGCGTAAGGAATCTGCCTCTGCTCAAGCTCAGTCAGGTCGGCGAGCTGCTGCTGGAACCCTTCCGGCTTGATACTGATCATCTTCTGCAATACCTCGGCAGGCCGGCGATGTGCTTACGCAGCGCCTCAATCATCAGTTCGCGTCGCTCGACTCCGGCTCGGAGATCAGAAACAACTTGTCCATCAGCGGCAGCAAGGACGGCTCTTCCTGCATCAGCGCTGCCGGAGGCTCCGGGAGCCTGGTGCACTCCGCCTGTGGGGCAGCGGGCTTTGACGTACACGACGCGAGCACCAGTGCCGATAGCATCGCGGCGCAATTGGTTTTCTTCATGGGAGGCCTGTAGTGCTGCTTGGTAGGTTCGGGCCAGGGCATCGGTCTGGACCTGCGCCTGGGTGTCGCGCTGGGCCTGCTGGGCCATGGCGGTGATCGTCTCGGCGGATTGCTTGACGGCGGCCTGCAGGTCATCACGCTGGGCGGTCACGTGATCGAGGCGCCAGAACACAAGCGCGCCTACCAGGGCGACCACCAACCACGGGGACAATTTCATCATGCAGCTCCACACCACCCGCGCCCGTTTGCGACTCTTGCAACCTGGGAAGCGCTGATACCAAAGCGACGAGCGAGCTCTGCCTTGTTCCCGGGCCTTCCTGCCGTACCCCGCCAAAACTCGTTTCGGATCTGCTCTACATCCTGCGCAGATAGGCGAGCCGAAGGATTACGCCCTCCCTCAAGAATCGTTCCATGAACGCGGCGGTGATCGGAGTTCTCCTGATATGTCGCCCATACCAGATTGTCTGGCCGGTTGTTTGTCGGGTCCGGGTCAGGGAAATGGGCGGCACACCCCTTTCCTGCCGGCGGCTCGCCGTGGAAAGCGAGACATACCAGGCGGTGAACGCCGAACCACTTGCGAACTCCGTTAAGCCTTAGCCCGACCTGCAAATGCCCATACCTGCCTTTGGGGTGGGCCTTAATGGGCCCGCCCTTTCGGCGTACGCGGCCCCATCGCCCACTTTCCAGCTCTCGATCAAGAGCACGGATGTTTCCCAGGGAAGATGCCTGATAGATCCCTTCCCAGCCCGGGATGTCACGCCAGACTTCCATCAGTCACCTCCAAGCGCTTGGCGAGCCATTGCCAGCCGGGCGTTACGATCCTCGGCCCCGGTGAACGATCCGTTTATGCGGAGGGTGATTTTTTCAAAGCGGCCTTGATCAGCCATATCGTTTAAACCGCGCGACTGCCAGAACCACCCCGCAGCGATGGCTGCCCAGGTCCGTTGCTCAAGCAACTCCGGTTGCGCCACCAGAGGCAGCGCCAGGGCGCGGGCGGCTTCGGCGTAGTTGTCGTGGCCGGTGATCATGATCAGGCCACGACCACGGTATCGATACCCATCGCCCGTATCCGGCGACCCATTGCCCATCCTGTTGGCATAGACGCGGTTCGCGATGCGCTCTGGCTGGCGGGCGTACTGCTTCGCCTCGGCCGGCGTGAACCGCGTCGGCCAGGTCTTGAGCAAGCCCTCGGCGGAGTAGTTCAGGTTCTCGACCAGGCGCTTGAGGCTCTGGCTTTCGTGCCCGACCTGAGCCAGGAACATCGCCACGCGCTCGGGCGTGTTGATCTCGAACCGAGCCATGGCGCCGTTGATGTGTTCGACCCAGGTCGAGGCAGTAGCAGCACCGCAGCCGGTAGCGCGGTCGAGTTGATCGGCGGTGATCTTCATTCGCCAGCCCCCCGGCGCGGAAACTTCCAGTCGGCGATCCGATCAGCGAACTCGGCGATCTTCTTCACACCCAGGAAACCGGTGAACACCCCGGCAGCAGTAGCCATGTTCTGCGGAAGGCCAAACCACTCAAGGACAGGAATCAGGCCCAAGGTGATCAGAGTGCAGAGCGTTGCCTCGAGCAGCGCCTGGCGCCGCGTTCCACCGCCGTAGATCACCCGGGTCAGCGCGACCACAAAGGACAGGCCGGCGGCGTACAGCTGCGGATAGTGCGCAGACAGCCACGCAAGCAGCGCAGCCCAAGTTTCAGGGCGTTCTGGCATTTTCATAGTCTCTGCCCCTCGCAGGGGTTCTAAAACGACGAAGCCCGCTCAATGGCGGGCTTTCGTTCGTCGGGTGGGTTCCGGGGCGGATCAGGCGTGAAACAGCTGCAACTGCCCTTCGCGCTCGACCTCGATGATCTTCTGTTCGATGACGGGTGCCTTGATCTGCCATCGACGCAGGGTCTTGCCGGCCAGGCTGGCAATTCCTTTCTCTTGTCGGTACTCCGCCATCAGCTCGTTACGCAGGGTGGCGAAGTCCATCGAGCGCTTGAACAGTTGCTCTGCCATCCAGTTGAAGGCACGGATGTAAGCCTCTTTCCATTTGGCCGCCTCCTTGCCGGTGAAGCCCATGCACAAGAACGCAAAGCCATCTCTGGTTATGCGGAACGCTGGAGATTTCCGCCTGGCACCTTTGCCGATATCGACATCCACGATCATCTCCTCAAAATTGAGGGCATGAAATTCTGGCGAGCAATCGAGGCCGCGGATCGCCTTGATCACGTTGTCGTGCCGCTTTCCGAAACGCTCAGCCACCTTCAGCGAGGTCGTTACAACCTGGCCGTCATTGACCATCACCAGATCACGCAGGCCGGCCTCATCAAGATCAATCTCACTCATCTGATCCACTCCGCTCACCTGGAAAAGGAGCGCAGCGGGGCGGACGGATGAGCGGACATCCGCCTTTCGGCTGTACGGGCCTAGCTGCGTGTTGGCTTGCCTTGCGGCGGAAATGAAAGAGCCCAGCGCTATGGCTGGGCTCTGAAATAGGTGCGGGTGGATAGGGGCCACTACCCCGTGCGCATCCTGCGCTCCACCTGCATTGATTGGTTATCGCAAAGGGTGAAGGCCTTGTGGGTCGGTAACCCGTCACTTTGCTTACAGCCCGATGTGGCAGGTGAGACTGCCGTCTACCGAGTTTCGACCTTCGGAAACTAAAAGGCCCGGGAGAGGGGATCTTCCGGGCCTCCCGTCCATCTCGCTGAAAGCCAAGGAAGGAAAACATCGAGTCAGACGGGGGCCTGATGATGCCGCGCCAGACCTGACAACGCAATAAAAAACCCGGCGCCAGGGCCGGGTTTCGAGTGCGTCACGCTGCGTTCACAGCAATTCACGCTGGTATGAAAACACCCTTAATTCCGCGCGTAAAACTATTTCTTCAAGCGCTCTCGCGGAACCGCTCCAGAGCGCTATCGACCCAGCCCACCGCCAACTTCAAAGTCTCCCTGACCTTGGCCTCGCCGATCTGGTGTTCACGCGCGATGCGCAGGGCCGGCCACTTCGCGCCGTAGTAGAGCCACACGAAGTCGCCGGCCTGCGGCGCCCTGTCGATGAGTCGAGCAATGACCCGGTCGACGGCCAAGGCCATATCGTCAGTGACGTGGTAGGCCTTTGGGCTCGACATTGGCATGGCTTGGCTCATGATAGCGGCAGCCGGCGACACATATCCGGGAACCCCCATCCCATCCATTCGCCACCACCCCCACTGCTCGAGGAGGTACTCGGTATCGCCCAGCAGCTTGTCCACGTAGGTTCGAGTTCTGCTCATGCCGCCCCCGGACCGTTCAGGCCAAACAGATCGCGCAGCAGCGTTTCCACCGCCGCGCCTTTCGCATTGCCGTCCTGCAGCCAGAGCCGGCCATAGTCGTGAAAACCCAGGGTGCCGCGGTCGCCGTGCCAGTTGGCGATCATGACCAACAGCGCAGCCAAGGCAGCAGCACCGCCCACCTTGACCTGCGCCAGCTCCTGGCCGGCCACCTTGAGAAACTCCCGCTCCAGCCTGGTCATGACCTTGCGGGGTGCCATCGGTTGTACGTTGCTCATGCGGCCTTCCCCTTTTTCTTGCCGTGTTTGTTGGCGAAGTAGCTACGCCCCATCTCGACCTCCTCTTGGCTCATCTCGCGTGGGCCGGCGAAGTTGACGAATCGTCCGTACATGCCCTGCTGCTGGAGCAGGCACATGCCCGGCGGCGCGTGTCGGCACTTGGTCATCAGGATCTCGGTGATGCCGTTCTGGCCGGCCTCGCTGTCCATGTCCCGGTGGACCATCAGGATGCAACTGGCGTCGGCCTCGATCTCCCCCGAGTCGCGCAGGTCGCTCGACTGCGGGCGCTTACCGGGGCGCTTGGTCGAGTCGCGGTTGAGCTGCGCCAGCTCGATGACTGGAACGCCGAGCTCCTTGGCCAGGCGCAACAGCGACTTGTTGGTCTTGCCCACTTCCTCGCTGCGCGTGCGCCCTTTCGCCTCTGGTGGAATCAGGCCCAGATAGTCGACGACGATGCCGGCCAGGCCGTGCTCACGCTTGACACGCCGCGCGGTGCTGCGGATCTGGCTGGCGGTCACGTTGGGATCGTCGCAGATGAACAAGGGCGCCCCCTTGGCCTTGGCCACCGCAGATGTGATGCGCGGCCAGTCGTCGTCACCCAACTGCTGCGGATCGTCCAGGCGCTTCAGGTCCACTCCGCCCAGCGAGGCGATTGAGCGCACGCCCAACTCCTCCTCGGGCATTTCCAGGGAGAACACCAGCCACGGCTCCCCCGCCTCGCAGGCGTTGTACTGGGCGATTTGCAGGGCAAGTGTGGTCTTGCCACTGCCGGGAAGGCCGGCGATAACGGTGAGCTTCCGAGGGCGGATGCCGCGCACCAGCTTGTCGAGATCGGCCAGGCCAGTGCCGGGCCACTGAGGCGCGCGGCCGTTGAACTTGTCGTCGATAACGTCGACAGCCTTGAGCATCACCTCGTCGAGCCGCTTGTACTTCGGCGCCTCGTCATCGAGGTCGCGCAGGTCCGCCATCGCCTGCTGCGCTCTGGCGATGATCTCAGGCAACGGTCGGTCATCCGTGGCGGAGGCCTTCACCGACTCGGCCGTGTCGATCAAGCAACGCAGGATGGCCCGCTCCCGGACGTGCCGGACGTACGTCCTCCAGTTCGCCACCGAAGGCACATTGCGGGCAATGTTCCCGGCATAGGGAATGAGCTTCGCGCCGCTGGGCAGCACATCGCGGACCACTCCCACGGTCACCGGATCGACGGGAATCCCTTCCTCGTAGCAATCCTTGATCGCCTGGAACAGCGCGGCGTTATCCTCGAAGTAGAAATCGGCAGCGGTCACGCTGGACAAGGCCTCGTCAACCAGCTCCTGATTCTGCTGGAGCGCGGACTGCAAGATAGCGCCGAGCACGCCGAACTCAGCCTCTTCGCTGTACAGCTCTCGGCTCACTCCAGAACCTCCCGGCGAGCGGAGCCCCAGGTGAAACCAACAGCCTTGCCGCCGTTCTCGCGGAGACGATCCACCGCACGATCACCGATGTACTTGGCGACCTCCTGCGCGCTCATGTTCGAAACCACCACCGTAGGCCGCATCTCCCGATACCGGCGGTCAATCACCTCGTGGAGCAGCCCCAATTCGTACTCGGTACCGCTCTGCGCGCCGAGCTCGTCGATCACCAACAGGTCGAAGCCCGCCAGCTCTTCGAGAGCGTCCCGTTCGGTGTACTTCGCTGCCCGATTCATCGCCCCCTTAGCCACACGGATTATTTCCGACGCCGAGGTGATCACTGCTTGGGCCTGAAGGTTCCGTACGACGTACTGGACGATTGAGCACGCGAGATGGGTCTTGCCCGTCCCAAGGTTGCCCAGGAGCAAGAGGCAGCGGCCGTCCTGGAAGTTCTCCACGAATCGCTCGGCATACTCCCGGCATGCTTCCAGCACCGCCGCCTTCTCCGCCTTGCCATCGGTGCGGTAAGTCTCGAAAGTGCTGGCCCGGTAGCGAGCGGGGATGCCAGAGCCAACCAGCAACTCGTTGATCTTGCGTTGGGTTTTCTCAGCCAGAGCCACCGAAAACTCCTCGCTCCCCGGCCCGCGATTCACCCCATCCCAAACACACCGTGAGCAAGACCAAGTCAAGTAGCTGCCATCAAACTGCTCCACCTGGATCGCGTGGTAGTCACCGTGAACCGGGCAGCGAAGAGAAGGGCTTTCTTCGCTCTTGCGGTTGGGTTTACGCCAGAAGTTAAAAATTTGCTCTGCCATCGTCGCGGTCCTGGTACATGTCGGGGGTGTGTTTGGGGAGGTTGGTGAAGTTCGATGCCGGGCCAGCATCAGGGGCTATCTCGTCTTCCCATCGTCGCCCGTTGAGCCAACTGGCCGGCAGCGGAACGAACTGGCCGTTGTCCTTCAGCCAATCACGTTGTCGGCAGTGCTTCGGAAGCGCCGCCATGATCACAGGGTGCAGAGCAGGGTCGATCTTCCGCCAAGCCTTCTCCGCCTTCGCTCGATCCCTGCGCTTGGGGTAGGCCTGGTAGAACTCCTCGAAACCATCCAAGGGATTGGGCTTGGTCGTCCGCTTCCCAGACTTGGGTTTTCCCTTCCGATCACCCACGTCGTCCGAACCGGTTTCGCCGGTTTGGACATGCTCTTTAGGTTCTTTGGTGGTTCTTTGGTGGTTAAGTGACGGATCGGGTGCAACCGTTGCACCCCGTTGTGTCGTCAGTTGCACCCCGTTACGTCGTGGTTTGCACCCCGTTACGTCGTCATTTGCACCCGGTGCAACCGTTGCACCCCGTTCCATCGAGAGGTCGTACACCATCGGCAGGCGATCCCGGTGCGAGATGTAGGCGGCAGCGATTGCCTGGTTTCCACGACGAATCACACCAGCCTCCTCGAGTGACCGGAGCTTGTACTGGACGGTCCGCTCGGATAGCCCTGTATCGCTGCTCAGCGTGGCGATAGAAGGGAACGCCCCCTTTCCCGCCTCGTTGGCATAGTTCGCCAGGCACAACAGCACATGCCTCATGGCGGCATCGGTAACGACCTGCTGCTCAAGTGCCCAAGTCATGGCCTGAACGCTCATATGTCGAGCTCCTCGGTGACGCGCCGCACGAAAGCGTCGTAGTCCTCAGCCATCTCGAAGCCCTGGACCTCAAGGGAGGCTCTGCACAGCTTCGCGTGGCGGTACATCAGAAGCCGGTCGCTTTCGCACAGGTCGCGGAATTGACGGTAGGACGGCCAGGGCCCGGCGATCACCGGGCGACCGTTGGGGCTGGTGGTGATCCGGCCCGGTTTTGGTTGTGAGGTCATTGGATGGTCTCCCCGGTGTACTTGGCCTGCGTGAACCGGCCGTCCCAGGTGGCTTTCATGACCAGCTTTTGCTGCATGTAGAGTTGGTGCAGGCGCTGGGCGCCGGCCAGCAGCAACTGCAGGTCGTACTTGATGAAGGAGTCACCGCCCTCGGGGCGATCTTGCGCGGGCGCTCGGTGAGGTACTTGTCGCGGACACGGCTGGCGACGCGATACCGCGGTGCGCCCTCCTCTTCGCGCTGCTCATTGAAGAGCCAGCCGAGTTGGCACAGGGTGCTGTTTACCTTGGCGCAGTTCACCCCGTTCAGGCGCTTGCAGAACTGAGTAGGCGTCTCGCCTACCATGAACAGCGATTCAAGGCTGGAGATGGTCTCGGCCTGGTGCTGATTCTCCAGTTGCAGGACGGCGTTCTGTTCCTCCAGGTCAGCAGCCAGCCGCAGGGCCTCGGCTCGGGTACGCGGGATCTGGTAATCGCGACCGGTACGCTCAGCCTCAAGCTGCTGCCAGCGGTCGATCACTCGGGCACGATGCTCATCGCTGTAACCAGCAACGACCAGGTGAGTATCCCTCTCGATCAGGTCATACACAGCGATCGGACGGCCACCGGTGGACTCCCGGCGAGTTTTACGACTTGATCGTAAAAGCCCCTTGTCGAAGAGACGTTCGATGGTCGTGACAACGTCGTTGTGGCGAGCCTCGACAAGATCCGCGATCTCGCGGCTGGTCATGGTGGCGGCCTGGCCGCCGATGGTAGTCAGGTTCATCGCTCTACTCCCGCCATCTGCACCAGTGCGTTTTCCGTTTCGCCGGTAAGCTCAGCGAGGCGTCGGAACACGTCGCGGTGTGTGTACCAGGCGCAAGCCGGACTGACCTTCGCCGCCGACAACGCCATCAGCGCGCCGATCGTGCGCTGTGCCTGCATTAATCGCTTGGTGTGATCTTGCTCGCGCTCTACCCGACCAAGAAAATCGTCCAGAACCTGCTGCGGGCCGTGGTAGTGCAAGCCGTAGCTAAACGTCCCGCACAGCCTTGACGGAGTGTCCGGGACCAGCCCTCTCCTCGAGCGCAAAGACTTCTTGATATCGAGCTCAGTCATGGCCGCACCTCCCGGTAATGCCGGACAGAAGCCCGGCGAGATCGGCGCGTGCTCGCTTGGCGTCGTGATCCAACCGATCAGGGGTGGCGTATTCCGGCGCGTACTCGCCACGGCCTACCCAGCAACGGTTGCCGGGGAAGCGGTCGTTCAGCAGATCGGCGCCACGCTGGGCCTCTTCCTCGGTCGAGAACGGGGCGACCATCTGGGCTATCGCAATCCCACCCTTCTGAACGGCCGGTGTGGAGATGAACCAGAACAGAATTCCATCGCCTGAAGACGCACGCTGAAACGTGTCGCCGGTATCGAAGCTGCCAGGGTTCACAGGTCACGCTCCCGATAGGCGGCGCCGATCTGCTGGTTGTAGCGGTAGAGAAAATTCCCGGTGCACAAGATGATCCGCTCGATCAGGTCATGAATCTCCGTCACAACGGGGTGCCCTCGACCACCCAGGGCAGGAACGACCGAGTCCATCAGCAGAGCCCGAAGTTGCGTCATATCGCTCCGAGCGTGGTTGAATAGATCGAACTCATTACGACTGAGCTCGACCCGCTCCATCACCTCCCCGTCGACAGGAAGCGGAGGACGAGAGGCCTGTGCCTTCGAGAGATCAGACATGACCACCTCCCGGCGCGTCCTTAACCTCGCGCTCACGGGCTCTCCATTCGAGGTAGCTCTCGCGATCAGTCCTTTCGACATCCTCGCGAAGCCCAGGGACCAACTCGAACAGAGCCCTGTCGACCTGCTTGCGATGTGCGCTGATCTCGCCCCACTGCTGCGAAGTACCATCGATGGCGCGCTCGGCCCACTCGGGGAGTTGCCTTTGTAGCCGCATTTCGTTGAGGATCGTCCAGAGGTACGAGGTCAGGTCGCGCTCTGCCCGAATACCCTGGCGGAGCATGGTGATTGAGGCGCTCATTGCTTCCGCTCCTTCTGCCGGTTGATGCGATCCGAGAGGACCTGTTCGAGCTCCACCAACTGGAAGATGCCCCCCCGATCTCCTCCAGAAACCAGCCGAGACGCTCTGAGGTTTCCTGGCCTACTTCGCCTTCAGCGCCAACGTTCGCCAGCAGGTTCCCGACAGCGGCGACACCAAGCGCCATGTTCTGAGCAGCCTGCCGGGCTACTTCACGCTCCCCCCAAAGAGACATCGCCTGCTCGTCCGTGAGTACCTCAGACGGGTCGCGGGAACACTGCTTACTGATCAGGTTTGCGAGGTTCATTGCTGGCCCTCCTCACGCAGGGAGTCGAGCGCGGCGTCAACCAAATCGCCAGCCATCTCTGCAGCAATCTCCAGGGCATACAAGCACGCGTGCTCTTCGTCGGAGGTGGTCAGTGCTCCGAGAATGCTAGAAACACTTAGCGTCAGGGCGATGGCCGTGCTCAAGGCCTCTTCAACCGTCGTGGTCGGGTTAATCGCTGCGAATCTTCGCGGCGGAAGCTGAGATATTGGAGCCTTCAGTGCAGACGACTGGGGCTTGTTCCGGACCGCGCTCATGCTGCACCGCCTGCGTGTCGCGACACGCTTTCAGGATTTCCGGATTGGGTCGCGACACGCTCCAGTTCGAACAATTCTGCGTCGGCCTGTTTCATATCATCCTCAAAGTTCCCGCCAACGAACTCGGCCTGACCGAGTCCTATCGTGCAGATATCCTTGAGGTAACTGCTGCACTGCTCATCTCTACGGACCAGTGCAAGGATGGCGCGCAGCCCCTTGACGGTCTCAACAGCGGCTTCGAGGCCATCCAGCAGGTCTGATGCGAGTTGATGAGCAGAGCGCGAGGGTTGCGCATTTTGGGTTTTCTGTTGCATAGTTAATTCGTCCTTCGAAAGACAAATTGATATTCAGGCAGTCGCGCCAACGACTACCGACTAAGGGCCTCGCGAAAGCGGGGCTTCTTGCTGTCTGGGGACAGGGAGTCCCTATCCTCCACACATTCTGAAAAGCGCAACCCAGGTCAGGGCGGCTTTGATGAAGGGGCGCGAACGCGCGTATCAGACTTTTCCAAAGTGCAAGCTCCTGATTTCATTGACGAGGCGATGCAGGTCGCCTGCACCCTTTTAGAAATATCCCAAGTGGCTTGGTAAACGAAGGCCCTCAAGAGGCCCTTCCGATGAACACCATGGTCCCGACGTCTTGTCGGGCCGCTCACATCGGCCAGGTCCCCAGATTTCGCCCGTGAAACTGCACTCACGGGAAGGGGCCAAACGGGCTTTTGACGGGAAATCACGGAGCCACCTCGGCACTGGATGCCTGCACAGCAGCATCAGCGCACTGCCCCAAGCGGGAATCGGACGGCAGAATGGGCTCAAGGTCGGCGGAGCTTGCGGGCTGGCCGAAACCGGCACCAGCATTCGCAACCAGGGCGCTGCGACGGGAAGTGGCGAGATATGTCTTGCGCATGGGCGGCGGCCTCCGAGCCGGTAGATTGGTCGGCGTCAGGCAACTGCCGACAGCGCTTCCCACGGGAAAGCCGGACACAGGTCCTCTTTCTTGAATTTTCCGTCGGTCAGAACCTGAGCCCGCTTCGCGACAAGAGGAGACATCCCGTGCTTTCCCCGGACCCATCCAGACACGGTGCTTTGGTCAACGCCGAGCTTCGCGGCGGTCTCGTCTTGAGTCCCAAAGTGGGCGACGAGCTCTTTGTAGATGGTGGTCATAGCACCCCTCCTTATGGGAATACTCATAAGATAGCTCAGGGGAAAACTCATTTGCAAGGATATGGGAACGCCCCTGATACTTTTCGGATGGAACTCAAAGACCGCATCAAGGCCGCGCGCAAGCACGCCAAACTCACCCAGGCTCAACTGGCTCAGCGAGTCGGCCTGGATCAAACCTCAATTTCCAACCTTGAACAGGGAAAGTCGCAAGGAACGGCATATATTGCTCAGTTGGCCGCCGCTTGCGGCGTAAGTGCACTATGGCTCGCCGCTGGGCATGGAAGCATGAACAACAATGAAGAGGTTCCACCAAGAGCCCCGAGCGAAAAGGACTACGCCCTGATTCCCCAATACACTGCTCGCGGCGAGTGCGGCGATGGATATTTCAACGATCATGTAGAGACCACTGAAGGCCTGGTGTTCAAGCGAGATTGGCTGAAGCGAGTCAACTCCAAACCTGAGAACCTCTTTGTGATCTACGCAGAAGGCGACAGCATGGAGCCCTACATTTTCGAGGGCGATGTCGTGCTCTTCGACGTAGCCAAGATAGAGCCTCAGGATAAGCAGGTGTACGTCATCAGGCGACCGGACGGGGGCATCAGCATCAAGCGCCTGAATCAGCAGCTATCAGGCGCTTGGCTCATTCGAAGCGATAACCCCGACAAAACCGCATATCCAGACGAGATCGCTAGCGAAACGTCGGTTCATGATCTTCCGATCATTGGCCGTGTTATCTGGCGTGGTGGAGGAATCGGTTCCTGAGTCACCGCCAAGCCAGCGAGCCCGCCTAGCGCGGGCTTTTTTTCGCCCTGAGAAAGCATCCATGAGTTTTCTCATAAATAAATATGGGATAACTCATTGACAGAAAATATGAGCAAACTCATACTCACCCTGACAGCACAGCAACAGACCGCAAGCCATCGATCCGGTCAACATGGAGAGACTGCATGACCGCCGCCACCATCACCGCACACGGCTTCACCGGCTTCCTCGGCAAGGGCCTGTCCCTGCGTGAGCTTCAGTGCGTCCTGGGCATCGCTGCGGGTCGTACCTCGAAGGAGTTGGCCCGCGACCTGGGCATGCAGCCGGGCACGGTGGGTAAGCGCGTTCTGGCAGCGACCACCAAACTCGGCGTCACCCGCCGTGCCGCCCTGGTGGCCGAGGCTATGCGCCGCGGGCTTATCTCACCCGCCGTGATCGCCCTCGCCTTCCTCGTCGCCGGTCAGCCACTGCTCAACGATGACCACATGTTGCGCAGCCGCCGTGGCGGCGAAAGGAAGATCGAAACTCGTCTGACTGCTCGCCGCGATGGCGTGGCCTGGGTGGCGTGATCATGGCCTGGGACAGAAACGATCCTCTCAACATCCTGGCGCTGCAGCTCGACGGTGAACTGCGCGCAGCGGCCGACTTCTGCCATGGCTACAACGGGCCGGCACAGCGCGCTTTCGCCCGGCACATCCAGGGCCTGGGCAAGACGCTCGACGAGCTTACCGTGGCAGACCTGAAGGCGGCGGCCGCATTTGCGGACGCAGAACTGAACGACCTGCAACAGAGAGGGCTGATCTGACGCAGCGGCGAGCGCTTCAGGTGGAGTGCTGTCCGGTGCGAAGGCATCACGTGGCTTGGCCGGGTTTGGCCTGGCGTGGCAGAGAACGGCTTGGCTTGGCGTGGCAGGGGCTGGAAACCCAGCGTACAGCCGCTTCGACTGAGGCGGTTGTGCGGTGGATACCTGCAGATGGGTAAAACCGGCAAATCGCCGGTTTGAATCGCGGAGAACGAGATGAACTTGACCCTTGTTCACAGTCGGGACTATGCTCGGCCCGTCACTGCAAATTCAGTGGCCGGGTTTGGCGACCCGACAGGCTATGGCGCGACAGCGCCAACCCAACATCAGGCGCTTTTTTTGTGCCTGCCGTTTGGGCGTGCACCGGCTACCCGGTGTCTCTCTATGGCAGATCGCGTGGGGAGACCTTCGGGTCTGCCGGGTTCCATAGCCCCGGTTCGCCAACCCCGCGCGGTCTGCCACCCTATTCCGTTTGGCGACGGTCGGTGGCAGCTCCCTAATCAGCTATGGAGTTCCCCCACAATGGCAAGCCCTACCCAAGTTGCGCCCGAAGCATTCGACCTGGCCGCCAAGGCCTACGATTCCATCGAGCTCGCCGTCAGCACCCTCTACGACCTGTCCGCCATCTTCCGGGCGATCTACCAGGCCGAACAGTTCCCGTCCCACAACAAGCGCCTGGCCGGTGTTGGCCAGTATTTGGCCGACGACTGGGGAAGTCTGCTCGATGGCCAGGTAGGCGAGTTGAAAGCAATGCTCGAAGCCACTCGCGAAAGGAGGGCTGCAGCATGAGCCTGATCACCACAACCAACGCCGTCACCATGTCGAGCCGCGAGATTGCCGAATTGACTGGAAAGCGCCATGACAACGTCATTGCCGATATTCGCAAGATGCTCCTTGAGCTCGGATATCAGATCGACGCCGACGGAAGATCTCCTGACTTTTCAGGAGATGTCCCGGACGCTTATGGGCGGCTCCAGCATTGCTTCAATCTGCCCCGCCGCGAGGTCGAAATCCTCCTGACGGGCTACAGCATTCCGCTCCGCGCGAAATGCCTGGATCGACTGCACGAGTTGGAGGCACGGGCCAAGCAAACGCTCCCGGCCCTCCCCGGTGACTACATCCAGGCACTGGAGCACCTACTGGAATCCAAGCGCTCTGAGCAGAAGGCCATCGAAGAGCGCGACCACGCCATCGCCACCAAGGCAGAGATCGGTTCCCGGCGAGAGGCCACTGCAATGGCATCGGCTTCAGCCGCCGTCCGCGAGGCACGTCGTCTTGCAGATGAACTCGGGCGTGGTACCCGGCAGGCGACGGTCAAGGCAGTAGAGAACCTCACCAAGACTCAATTCGACCCGCAGGCCTGGCGCAAATTGCGTGCATGGTGCGATTCCCACGGAGTCCAGCCCAACTATGTCGAAGACCCTCTCTATGGCCGTGTCCGGGCGTGGCCTGCGGATGCCTGGAAGGAGGTGTACGACATCGACCTGGACGGACTGTTCGGTTATCACCAACACCGGATCACCGAAGGGGGTGCAAGTTCGGCATGCCCCTGACGCACCAATAAACCCATAACCCAACCGATTTTGGCAAAGCCACAAATGCCGGCGGGCCCTTGCTCGCCCTGGAGAAACTATGAAACGAGCAGCCGTTGTAACCGAACTGCCGGCCAGCACCAGCCGGGACATGGACAAGTTCGTTGTCCGACTGCCGGACGGACTGAGGGCCGAGGTGGAAGCTGAAGCCAAGCGAGACTCGCGCAGCATGAACTCCCTGATCGTCGTTGCCCTGCGCGAGTACCTGCATGGTCAGCAACAGAAGCGGGCTCTGCTCAATGCGTTGACCAAGGCAGCAGGGAGCAACTGATCATGAACTCCATCACTATCGTTCTCCGCTCGGGCATGGGCATGCAGATCGACTCGGTACGCCCATACCTGCGGAATGGAATGCCCATAGCAATCGGGCGCGCAGGTGCGGTTATCTCGCACTTTGCTGACGGGGACGCACACCTGGCGCTCCGCACCATCGCCGAGTTCCCCTGTCCCGAACAAGACAACCTGCCGGCGGCGAACATGCGACAGATCGCACTGGCGGCGCTGAGCGGGGCTGGAGCGAGTTCGGAGCCGGGCAATCCTGGCGGCGAACCTGTATCCGGACCGGGTAATGCCGGCGAGCGACCCCACCCCGCGCCGGGATCGGGCGACAGCAAACTGGCCGAAAGCCTCCAAACTCTGGTGCGCTGGCTTGATCGCGTGGCAATCGAGGACGGCTACGTCGGCGTGCCGGTGATCGAGGCCGTCGAGGTGGTGGTCACCGAGATGAAGCGCCAGCAACAACCAGTCGATCCGGCCTTCTGCCGCTGCAACCACTGGTTCGCCGGGGACAGCGTCGAAGCGGCCTTCATTCGCCAGCATGGCCAGTGCCAGGACTGCGTCGAGATGGACCAGATGCTGGAGCGGGAAGTGCAGGCCGAGAACGCCAAGCGCTACCTGTGGCTGCGCAACACGGCTCTCTACGCATCGGACCTGGCCCGCGAGGTCAATCGCATGGACAAGAGCGTCGTCAACCTTCTCCCGCGGGACAAGGACGGCAACCTCCTGGTAGAGGCTGATCTGGACGAGGCCATCGATGCTGCCATGGCGAAATGGTCGGCCGAGGTTCTGTGCGCAGGCGTTGACGTCGCTACCGACCGTGTGGAACTGGCCATTCACAATTGGACCGCGCCGGCGGAAGGCGGTGACGCATGAGCATCACCCTCAAGGGCCATGCCCTCAACCAGCGCCAGCTCGACGCTATCACCCCGGTAATGAACGACCTGATTCAGGGCCGGGTTGACCTGGCAAGTTTCGATGATGCCTGCGTCAAAGCCCTGGATAACGCCGGCTGCCCGCTGGGCTACGACACCAGCATGCCCGGTACCGGCAGCACCATCGAGGAGCGGGCCGCGAGATGGCTGAGGGACGGTCAAGTGGGAGCGTCTTCGCGGGCCATCCACGATCACATGCTCGGTCTGCCCATGGAACGCCATCACGCGGCCTATCCCCATGACCCGGATGATCTGAATCGCTGCCTGCTTCTGCTGAACCTGATCCCTGAATGGGCGCCACGCATCCGCGAGATGGCCCAGCACAGCCAGGAGTGGGCCGCACTGGCGAGCAGTTGGGGAAAGCTCACCAACCTTTTCCTGCAAGAAGCTGGGCTGGACTGGCAACGCAGCAGGGGAGCCCCCGAAACCTACGCGGCGATGCGACTCCTACTGGGTGATGCATGAGAAAAGCACTGACCGCCATCGCACTCGTCGCGCTGTTTGGCCTGGCTGCGGTTGCCGCCGGCACCGCGCTCCAGCCGTTCAAGACCCTGTTCATCTGGGAGGTATGCCAGTGATGAGAGGCTCCGATATTCCACCACCACCAGGGTATCGCCCTACCCCGCTCGCCACCCTCGGCCAGCAATTGGTCCGCCTGGGCCAGGCGATGCAGAACCCCAACACCAAGCTCGGCGAGTTGACCGAACTGGTCCAGGCCTGCGGCGTCGACCTGCGGATCTGCGACACGAACAAGGAGAATCGGGCATGAAGGGCGCAACGATGCATCGGCTGATCGACCTCAGCGTCGACAGCAGCCGTAACCTGCGCGTGCGTATAGCAGCCCTCCGGATGTTCATCCGGGCAGTGCACGCCGATCGCGATGCCAGCTTCGCAGAGCATCGCCAGAAGTGGCGACGACTTCTCAAGGGCATGCCGTTCACCGAGCAGGCGCTGGAGCGCGAACGGATGGCATATCGGGAGCGAGCCAGAGTTGCGGCGCAAGCCATGGAGGAGTGCGGTGCTTGGCTTATCGGAAACTCCGCCATGATCGAGCAGGCTCTGTCGTTCGACGACCTGTGCGATCTCCTTGGGGTGAATCATGCCCACCGTGCCGAGGCTGCCGAGGTCTGCGCGGGCGATGCCGGAGTCGTTGGCGGCCTGCTCTGGATTGGCGGGGAGTTCGAGGACAGCGCAGACCACAAGAGCGGCCGCTCCAACCGAGGGAACACGGGGCCCCTTACCGCAGCGGTCCAGAACATGTTCCAGAAGTTCCTGCTTGAAAATCCGTCGGTCATCCCTGACCCGTTCGCCCCGGGCGGCCCTTTCTACGGCGCCCCGCGGCAGGAGATGGCGCCAGATGGAACGGTGCAGATTCGGCGGCCCGCACTCACCGTCCACAGCCAGGACGGATCGATCCGCACGGTTGAGCGAAAGCCGGAGGCGTATTCGGTAGTGGCGAAAGATGGTGGGGTCGCCATGGCTAGAACTCTGCTTCGCGTGATGAGGGGAGAGTTTGCGTTCTACCTGACCGAAGGGTCGAAGGGAGGCAAGAAAGGTGGGGCGCGCTGGGCCTTATACCGAACCAGCGGGTACGGGAAGATCAAGGACGGATTCGTCTTCGTCAACAGCGGTGACCGCGCCAGGCTGCTGGCAATGACGAACGACGGTGAACGGATGGATGCCTGCCAGGCACTGTTCGACAGTAAGAAACGCCGGGCCTACGTTCGGCGCTGCGAGATTCGCGGCCCATCCGGCCGCTGGGAGGGGCTTGCATTCAAGCCTAGGCCTCAGGAATGCGCTACCTGACTGTTAAAAAATTCGCCAGCGAGTCTGGCTACACCGAAGACGCCGTGCGCTCGAAGATCCGCGACGGAATCTGGCGCCTCGGCGAGATATGGAAAAAAGCACCGGATGGCCGGACGCTTATTGATGTAGAGGGTATGAAGCATGGGTAGAGATGGGCGGGGAGTCAGGGCAGTCTCTGATTCGAGTATCGAAATCACGTTCATGTATCGCGGCGTCAGGTGCCGGGAGCGCATCTCGCTCAAGCCCACCGCCACTAACCTGAAGCGAGCAGAGCAGCACAAGGCGGCTATCGAACATGCGATCGCCGCCGGTACCTTCGACTACTCGGTGACATTTCCTGGATCTCCGCGCGCCGCCAAGTTTGCGCCTGAGGCGTCACGCGAGACGGTTGCGGGATTCCTTGGCCGATGGCTTGAGTCGAAGCGCAAGCACGTCTCCAGCAGCACCTTCGAGGGCTACAGGAAGATTGTAGAGCTTCGTCTGGTGCCGGCCCTTGGGCCCGTCATGGTGGTCGACCTGAAGCGGAAGGCCGTCAAGGATTGGCTGGACACCCTGAAGGTGAGCAACAAGACGCTCAGCAATATCCAGAGCTGCCTACGCTCGGCCCTCAGTGATGCGATGGAAGAGGAACTGATCGACAGCAACCCCCTCGCCGGCTGGACATACGCAAGGAAGGGAGAGGTCAAGGACGACGACGTGGACCCATTCTCGCCGGAAGAGCAGCAGGCGATTCTGAGTGCCCTCGATGGTCAAGGGCGGAACCTAGTACAGTTCGCATTCTGGACGGGGATGCGTACCAGCGAACTCGTCGGCCTCGAGTGGGGCGATATTGACTGGCTCCGCGGCGAGGTGCGCGTCACCCGCGCCATGACCCAGGCAGCCAAGGGAAAAGCGGAGGTGACGAAGACCACTTCCGGCCGGCGCAGCATCAAGCTGCTCGGCCCTGCGCTGGAAGCCTTGAAGGCGCAAAAGGAATTCACCTACCTGGCCAATCAGGAAGTCTTCCAGAACCCGAGGACGGGCGAGCGATGGGCCGGCGACGGACCGATCCGGAAAACACTCTGGGTTTACGCGCTGAAGAAGGCCGGCGTGCGCTACCGTCGTCCGTACCAGACCCGGCACACCTACGCATCCATGATGCTGTCTGCCGGGGAGCATCCGATGTGGGTAGCCACACAGATGGGGCACAGCGACTGGACCATGATTGCCAGGGTATATGGCAGATGGATGCCTGCCGCAGATGCGTCGGCAGGGGGAAAAGCTGAGCAGATGTGGCAAGGCGACGAGCCTCAATTGACATCCTTGAAGGCTAGCGGATAATCATCGACCGTTTTGATGTCACATGCTATACACACGTTATCCACAGGAAATGACCAAGGAGGTCTTATGCCAAGCTCTATCGATGTGGCGAAGTTTTTCCTCGCCCAATCCAACGAAGAGGCCGGCGACCTTGTGTCCAACCTGAAGCTGCAGAAGCTCGTGTACTACGCTCAGGGCTTCCATCTCGCCGTCTACGATGAGCCTTTGTTCACTGACTCCATCGAAGCATGGACGCACGGTCCTGTCGTGCCGAACGTCTATCACCACTACAAGCAGTTCGGCTCGGGCAGCATCCCAGCGCCCATAGACTTCAATCTGGAAGCGTTCAGCCCCGAGCAAGTAGAACTGCTCAATGAAGTGCAGCAGATCTACGGGCAGTATTCGGCTTGGCGACTGCGCGAGATGACCCACGAAGAAGCCCCCTGGCGGAACAATTATCAGGCAGGGGCGATGAGCCGTGAAATTCCTGCGGACGACATGCGCCAGTTCTTTAAAACCCTTGTGAAGTAAGGGCGTGGCATGGCACGTCTCAGGGATAGAGGCTCTAAAAGCAGTCTATTACTCAAGGAAAGGCCAGCACCTACTGAGAACCCGGAGCTGAAGCCGCCTTTGTTTTCCTTCGAGTTCATGCAGGCGGATTACTGCGTGTCGGAGTGCACGTCTGATGAGAGAAGCCAGGTACTATCCAAGCTTCGCACTCTCAGCCAAATGTCTTGGCAACAGATCAAGCAAGCCCCTCGCCATGGTCTTGGGTTCGAGATTATCGGGCGTCCATCCTTCAAGGCCGCAATTCCAGCCTTCGTTACAGACGACACCAACCTGATCTCATTCCGTGCAATTGGCAAAGCCCCAATGGTCGGGTATCGCGACGGTCGGGTATTTCACATCCTTTGGATCGATAGAGATTTCACCGTATACGATCACGGGTCTTAGCTGTAATGACAGCCTTATGACAGCTTCCAGCCTGGAAGCCGCGTCAAATGGGGCTAGATGCGGGTTCAAATCCCCCCGGCTCCACCAAATTCAAACGATAAGCCCCTGATTTTCCTAGTGAATTTCAGGGGCTTTTTCGTTTCTGCCGTTAGGTGTCGAAGAGGTGTCGAAATCACCCACGGGCTTATGGGCTCACGACTCCAGCCGAGGAACCTGGCTGACTAGACTGCGAATTTTTTGCTTGGAATGCCTGGTACGCACGAATATCAAAGAGATTCACAGTCTTAATCTCACTAACCGGAAACACGACCTCAAACAGCTCTGGATTTAAATGACTTAAAGTCTGGTCCTTATTAAACCTCTGATATACATCAGTATACCAAGTTGTAAAGATTAACTTCATATTGCCAGGAGATCTATATCCACTTACAAAAGGCAAAATCCTAAGCATATCCTTTTTATCACCTGGATCTATCGCCCCAGTGACATAGCCTACGTAAACCTTTCCATGCCCCAAAGTTACACATACAGGCATGCCGAACTCCAATGCGCGCATCAGGATCAAATCCAGATCAGAGTTCAGAAGATGAATAGCTCTTCTAAGCGCAGCACGATTGGAGTACTCATATATAGCAGGAAGAAAGCTAACACTCCTGCGCTTAAACAGCCTCACGCCCAACCGAAATATTTCTTTAAAAGAAATAGCCTTAAAAGCCTGAGCCCAATTTAACAGGTACCCACCCAGCAGCCCTAGCATCAAGGTTACGCCGAGCACCGTCACCCAAAAGGCGCCATCAATCTTGCCATCCTTGATCTCAAGGACAGCCTGACCTTCCCAGCTTCGAAAGAATGAGAAGCCGTTTTCAAAGTCAGAGGTAAATCTAAATGTAAGAGCTAAAGCGAGAAGAAATATCCAAAGCCCCCAAAAGGCTGCTCGAAAATATAGCTTCTGGGAATCCTCTCGCTTTATTAAATAGCGAGTCTCATGCCAAGTACTCACAAACAAATAGCCTGCAAGCAATGGTATAAAGGCTAATGCCGCCTTGAGCATATCCCCCATCCATAGGACAAATTAGAATATTATAGCCCATCAACAACCAAAGAGCCGTTTTCTTTTTCCTTTTCTTTTACCTTAAGCTCCTGCCGCAACGACTCAAAAGCAGTTAGCTGATTAATCACTGCTGTAGAGCGCAAAACTTCCTTAGGCTGAGCGTACATGACCCCATCCCCTGCGACATAGAATGGAGGAAGCTTTGCAGCATCCATTTCCGCATGACGATAGTAGGCTTTCAGCCTATCTATGAGGGTTCTATTCTTACGGCGTACGTTCATACAACTCTCCTAAGCGCAGTGGCCATTCGATGGCCGTTGCACATCCTTGTAAGCCCGGTCCAGAGGAAGCGCTTTAGCCCATTCCCCTGCGTTCGCCCCAAATTTCGGAGCACTAGACCAATGACTAACGGGCTGCGAAGCGTAAAGCGCCTGTGAGGCTCCTACAAGTACCTCACATCACCCGGTACTACCTTTATAGACGCTTACTGGACAGATTCACACCACCAAATTGTCACGCCAGGTAGCGAGAGGGCCAAACCGCAAGGCATCCTTCAGATGCTCCGGTGAAAGGTGAGCGTAGCGCATCGTCATGGCTGGCGTCGAATGCCCCAGGACCTTCTGAAGCGTGAGGATGTTCCCGCCATTCATCATGAAGTGGCTGGCGAAGGTGTGCCGGAGAGCGTGGCTAGCCTGGCCTTGAGGTAATTGAATCGTGGTGCGCTCCAGGGCGCGGCGGAAGGATGTGATGCAGGACGTGAACGGACCATGCATCCGCCAGTGCGCCCTCACCCGGTCAGCCAGCTCTGCTGGAATCGGTACGTGGCGAACCTTCCCTGACTTGGTTCCCGCATAGGTCACGACGTTGCCCTGGAGTCGTTGCGCGGGGAGCTTTTCCGCCTCGGACCATCTAGCCCCCGTAGCCAGGCAGAGCAGTGTCACCAGCTCCGTATGCGGGTTGTCGCAACGGCTGCGGATTGATTCGAGAAGTTCGCCGATCTGCTCGGTCATCAGCCACGACAGTTCACGCTCTTGCAGCTTGAGCAGCTTCACCCCGGCCAGCGGGTTGTCGTAGTCGATCTGGCCAGGTCCTTCAGCTCATTGAACACCGCGCGGATATATCCCAGTTCGTTGTTCAGGGTCTTCCCGGATATCCCCTCCTCCAGCCGCTTCCGCCGCAAGCTCGCGTAAGAGGATGCATCCAGGGCCGTCGCTACCGGGTCACCCTATCGGGCAGCCAATTGCAGCAGCTTGAAGAGTCGTCGAGGCGCGTCGCGCAGTGAATGGCCGTGCAGGTCGTACCAGACTTGCACCAGCTCGGAGAGCCTTCGGCGATCCTTGGGTTTGATGCTCCACGCCAGGTTCTCTGTGCACTTCTGCCGCACCGTGGCTTCGAAGCGCTGGGCCTCGCCCTTGGTCTTGAACCGCTTGCGGAAGCGCTTGTCCTTGATCGGTTCGACGTCAACGAACCAGAGGCCGTCCGGGAGCTTGGTGATGCTCATCAGACGGCATAGCCTCGCCTGAGGTAGCGGTCGGAAATCAGGTGCTTGATGTACTGCTCCAGCTCGCGGCGAGTCCAACCCTTGGCCAGATAGTGGTCTTCGATGACGTGCCAGAACTCCAGTCGGTGGGCGGACTCAATCGCCTTTTTTGCGGGGATGCGCTCCCGTGCGATCAGGCAGATGAACTGGCCCAGGAACATCTCGCAGTTCTTGCCGGAGAATCCCATGGTCGTCTTGTGGTAGCGGCGGTATTCGACGCGTTCGATCAGCGGGTCGGCTTCGACCTGGACCTTCACGTCCTGTATGATCAGCGACCAGAACGGGCCATACACGGCATAACGGACGAGAAGCTTGTAAGCCTCGCAGGCGTAGCCGAACAGGCCTTGCAGGTGCGCTTCGGGGGACTGACCAAGAACACCGCGCAACTGGCGACGCTGTTCGCCCTGTCGAACCTATGGATGGCCCGTCGGCACTTGCTGGCCGGCGCAGGAGAGGTACGCCTGTAAAACACAGAAGCCAGGGCAAAAGCCTGGCTTCGGGTGAATCAGCCCCCGAAGGCTGGGCTGAAAAAGGAGTCAGGTCGCCAATCGGTTGCGTGTGACTGACTTGTTCGGAGCTTCCTTAGGCGCCCGCCTCTTCGATATCCGCGAAGTTGCTGATTTTCACCGCACCATCCGGGAAGCGTGCAATCACTTCCAGCTGGCCGCCCATGGCTTCGATGTGGCTGCGCAAGGTGGAGATGTACATATCCGTACGCCGCTCCATCTTGGCAATTGCCGGCTGCTGCACCTGCAGCACTTCAGACAGCATCTTCTGCGACAAGCCTCTAGACTGGCGCAACTCATTCAGGGGCATTTCAGCCAACAGTTCCTGGGCCTTGGCCTCGACGCGGGCCTGTGCCTCAGGCGACATTTGCGCCCGAAGGTCGGAGAATTTCTTAGCCAT